CCATGTTCCAAAAGAAGACATGCCCACAATGCCGGTAAGATATTACGAGAATGCTCACAATATTGATTTTTATCAATTACTAGGAGAAGCGGCATACTGCGCGGCTGTAGAGTATTGTAAAATATTTCCCTCCGCTGTAGAAAATATAACAAGTATTGTCGCAAAGCATTTCGTTAAATATGTCCCTGGTAATTTTATGGGAGTGCATTCAGATTGTACATTGTCCTATAAGAATGGAACCGCCGAACCATCGTCTATCTCTGCTATAGGCACTACGGTAAGCATGTCGATTATCTTAAATGATAAATTTACCGGTGGAGGAATGACGTTTAAGATTCCCGGTATTAGCGTTAGCCCTAAACCTGGGTCCGCTATACTGTACCCATCTAATTATATGGGTGCCCATGAAGTTTTAGAGGTTACTTCTGGAGTTCGATGGGTTTTTTTAGCGTTTCTTTATCACGGCGATCAATCATTTAGCGTAAATCCTGACATGGAAAGATATTCAGAAAAATATGAATGGACACTAAAATTTAGTAAAGTTGTTAGAGATTTTTTTCAACAGCATCAGGAGAAAAAAGTGCATAATTTAAATATTATGCAAGAAAAAGTTTTATAATATGATTAATATTAAAAGCAATATTATTGTTCAAGATATATTTAATAATATTGAATATTATATAGATTTGTTTTTAGAACAAGGTATTTTAATATTTAAAGAATTAAATCCAACCAAAGAACAAGAGATGGATTTAATGTACGCCCTTCAGAAGGGTACTGATTGGTCAACATATCATGCTTGGCGTGATGAAGATCACGCAAAAACCTTTGAAAGACATGCCCGATTTATATCAAAAGAAGAGCTTTTTATTCCTTGGCATATTGAGCATGTTGAAAGAGAGAACTATCAAACCGGTGCCCTTTGGCACATGCTGAAATACAATTGCGATAATGATTGCGGACAAACAGGATTTTTTAATATGATAGATCTTTTCGAAACCATGCCAGATGATTGGAAAACATTCTTGTTAGGCTGTAAAATCTCTTCCTTGACAGAATCAGATTCTGATGGCATGATTCATAAGATAGCCCTTAGCAATAATGTTCGACAAAGAGATCTTGTTATGCCCCATAATGTTACTGGAAAATTAATTTATAGACCTAATTTTACTCCCGAAGAAGTTTTAAGAACTGTCAATGGCAGAGCTCCTCTTGGTGAGGATATGTTATTATATGATCAGATTATAGATTGGACCCAAGAACAGGTATGTCGTGATTCGCCTAACCAGTTTTGGTTTAAGTGGGATGTTGGCGATACAATCATTATTGACTTATCAGTTATGGCGCATGCCGTAAAGGGTGGATTTAATTTAGGTGAAAGAAACTTTTCTAGAATTTGGGCTTATAAAAATCCTTTTGTAGATCCTGCAATTATGGTATAATAAAAAAATGGCAGATAGATTTGAAATGAGAAAAACTTTTTTTGCAGCGTTAACACATCAAATAACTTTTGATGAATGGCTGGAAATAGGGAAATCACACGATTGGTGTGGACCAGCTGTTTGCTATACTCACGATGGGCTTCCAGCATCTTTAACTGAAGAGCACCTTATGTATGAGGAAGACCCGTGTCTTCATATGATTAGGTTGTATGAAGATAAACAGCACAAGTTGGAAATAGAAGAAAATCATTCTCCTTCTCAATGGAGAGTATAAAAACTATTTATACGGCACTTTGTTAGTGCGTTTGATTTTTTTTTTCTAATCTGCTATTATATATAAAACAAATATTAACTTAAACAGGAGAAAATTGTTGTGGAAAATTTAACTAGAAGAAACTTTATTGGGATTATGGGAGCTACTGCTGGTGCAGGTGTTCTTGGTGCACTGGCCACTGCAGAAGCAGCAAATGCTACTGGAACAAAAAAGACTTTGATAATTGGCGCTCCCGTGCAACAGCGCCCAGCTACCCCTTGGATTGCAAATGATACTGGTGCTTATGGAGTGTTATCTTTAGTCGGAGAATATTTAGCCTTTCAGACTGTTGACGGTTCTTTAGAACCACGAATAGCAGAAAGCTGGAAGCCTTCTAGAAAAGGTCAGTCTTGGACTTTTTATCTTCGCAAGGGAGTAAAGTTCCACGATGGAACAGAAGTAACTGCAGACGATGTTGTCTATAGTTTTAAATCACATCTAAATCCTGTCAATATTTCAAATTTTAAAGGATCCTATAAAGATATCTTAGTTGAAAGTGGTATAGTAAAAGTTGACAAGTACACAGTTCGATTTGATTTGTTGTCACCTAATGCGAATTTCCCATACTCAGTAGCGTCAACTATAGCTGGAGCAGTTATAATCAAGAATGGTTCCGATGGTGGTGCTGCTTGGGCAAATCAGATGATGTCTGCTGGACCATGGATCATGGTTAATCATACGCAAAACGAATCAAGTTTGTTTAAAAAGAATTTGAATTATTGGGCTGGTAATAATTCATCTTTTGATTTTATTAAACTAAAAGCTTTTGCTAATTCCAGCGTGAGCACTGCTCCATTATTAACTGGTAAAATAGATGCAATGCTTGCTGTTACGCCGGGGTTAGCAAAAAAGATATCAAAAAATAAATTTACTGTTCAACAGGTTCCATCCGCAGCCGGACTTCATGTCCACATGCGTTGCGATTACGGTCCATTTATGGACAAGCGAGTCAGACAAGCAGTAGCATTAACATTTGATCGAGTTGGTTATGTAGAAGGTGTATTGATGGGTGTTGGTGGTAAGGTTGCAAATGATAGCGTGATGGATTCGTACCCATTCGCTGATAAATCAGTACCGCAACGCAAACAAGACCTCGCTAAGGCAAAGGCCTTGATGGCAGAAGCTGGTGTCCCAAACGGATTTGAAGTTGATCTCTCCTCTTGGAATAGAGAAGATATTAATCAATTAGCATTAGCGTTAAAAGAATCTTTAAAGAAGATTAATATTAAAGTTAATTTAAAGATTGATAGTTCTGACGCTGCAAATTATTACAGTGCCAATCCTTATCCTTCGGTTAAAGGAAAAGTATTTGAATATGATAATAATACTTGGCTGGCCTCTAACTTGGGCATTGTTGACTGGGGTGGACGTGGAGTTCCAGACATGTACCTAATGCGTGAATGGCGTTCAACTGGTGACTGGAACGCATCTCATGTCAATAGTCCAAAATTAGATAAAGCTATTGATACTTATATGGCAGCATTAACTCCGGCTAAGCAAAAGGAAGCTTCTAAGTTAATACAAGAAGCTTCCTTAGATCTAACACCGTTCCTAGTGCTTTACAATGCAAACGTTTTAAACGTTGTTAGAAAAGGTGTTTCTAATCTAAAAGTAAACGCCATTGGTCAGATAGACGCAACAAACGTTTAGAAATTATATTTCAAACTTGGTGAACTCTTCGCCAGTGTCTTCGTAGTTTTCAAATTGGATAACTCCCATTTCCTCGAAGCGCTGGCGAAGCCACTTGTCGTTGCGATCAAGTAGTCCAAGCTTTTTACAATTTGGAACTATTTTTGCAAATAACATTTGTTGAAAAAATATTCTTTGTGGATCATTTATAAATAATGGTATAACCTCACGCGGGTTAACTCCCATGTGTTCCCATACTTCTTGTTGCAGGAAACGGTCACGCATACGAATGCTTGCTTCAAAAGCAAACTCTTGACGATCTTTGATCTCTGCATCGGTCATGTCTTCGTAAACTTCTTTTAGACTGAGAACGCCAAATGCAACGTGACGTGCTTCGTCACTCATTACATAGCGCAGAAGTTTCTTTAGCAATGGCTCATTGGTTAGTTGGTGCATATAGCCAAAAGCTGCAAGCGCAAGTCCTTCAACCATGATCTGCATTCCGAGGTATGTCATGTCCCAACGGCTGTCAGTGATGATGTCGTCTAACAGCATACGTAGATGTGGATTGACGGGATACATGCCACCAATTTTTTCATTTAAATATTTAGCAAAGACTTCTACGTGACGAGCTTCGTCGACGACTTGTGTGCTAGCATACAACTTTGCGTCGTACCAAGGGACTGTCTCAACAATTTTGGCAGTGCAAACGAGTGCGCCCTGTTCGCCGTGCAGGAACTGTGACAACATCCAGCGACGTCCCTCAATGCCAAACTCAAGTGATTCTTTGTCGCCCCATTTTTCAAGTGGAGTACCTATATATGCAGATCTATCAATACCTTCACCAATTAGAGCTTGGTCTTCTTTTATTACTTTTTCAATATCAACTTCTGTTTCCCACGGGAGGTCAGTTTCACCGTTCCACTGACCAGTCTTTGCTTTTTCGTACAGCTTGCGCAGTGGTGGACGCGTTAACGTGTAGTCCCAAGTAAAGATGGTATCTCCACCGCTTTTTACCGAATGGCTTAGTTCATTTGGATCTGTTGGCTCAGTGTCTAGAATGGCTTCTATATCGTTTATCTCTAGTCGACCTATAATGTCTTCGTTTGTTTTTTGCATGTCAATATAGTAACAGGTTCTTTTCATATGCTATAATGGCCACATGGGAATGTTTGATTATGTAGATGTGAACTATGACTTACCCATGCCTCAAAATGCGACCGATGAGCATAGGGTTTTTATAATCAATTCAATAGCCGCTGATAATTTTCAAACTAAAGACTTTGAATGTATGCTAGACGTTTACTATCTAGATAAAGACGGATTCATGTATTTAAAAAATGGTGATAACCATGAAGAATACTATGTTCATCAGCACGTTAGGTGCTATACTTACATCAAGATTCCATCCGAGGATGCTAGGTACTGGCTAGAATATGATCTTAAATTTACAGATGGAAAGCTTGAAAAAGCTACTGCTGTCGATTGGAATAAAATGGATGCATTTGAAAAGATAGATTTAAAACTTGAATAGGAATATAACTATGGGATATACAGAAGTTTATAAAGAAATTTATGAAGCTTTACAAAAAGATTCAATACCAAATGAAAATTTAAATGTTTCTGCCAGAAAGATTACAGATGCTATCTGGGATATTAAGCTTTCAATTGATTATGGCTCTAAGTTTTTGAATACCCTAGAAGCTGTTAATAGAATCGTTAATGGTCGGTTTAAAGCAGGATTCCAAGATAAATCAGTACCTCCAAGCTAATTCGTTTATAGACTAGATTTGCGGTTGTAACTTAACAGTAGAGTACATGAGTTTCCGATCCATGGTGTGAGGGTGCAATTCCCTTCAACCGCTCCATTTGGCCAATACTTTGTTACTATTCCGATATAACCTAAATATTGAAGGAGTCACCATGGTCGGCTTGCTCAAGAAGATGTTTAGCTTCAGCTTAGTTATTTTAAAAGATAGGTTATTCTATGGACCCAATTGATAATGAACTTACAGTAAAATATGACACTAGTTTAGGTAGCACAGATACTGGCAACAAATCTGAACCTACCACTTTAGTCGGCGTGGTTCCTAAAGATCAATCTAAACCTGCTAGTTCTACTACTGGTCCTGAGGGAAAAGATATTTTAGATCTTATTGGGAAAAAGCTTAGTCCAATGAAAACAATACAGGGAAAAATTAAAAATAAATTTGAAAAATCTCGTGACGACTTAGTTGAAGATATATTTGAAGATGCTAATATAAAAAGAGCAGAAAGACTTGCTTCTGCAGAACCTACTCCTGTTACCAAAAAAGCTGTTGGGATGTTAAACAAATTAACAAATGCTTCTGGCAAAGCTCCAGGATCTGCTGATAACTTTGTAGAAAAATCAGCTACAAAACTTATTTCACATTTAGAAAAATCATCAGGCGCAACTAGAGAACTTTTAGAAAGTGGTGGAGATATAGCTAGAGCAATTGCTGGTGGTACAAAGAATTCTAAAAACTTACGCTTAGCCGGAGCTGCTAGTCTATTCGCCGCAGCAGGATATGGGCTTGGCAAAATAAAAGATGGCGGTAAAAATATCAGAAAAACTGAACAAAGAGTTGACGTAGATAAAGAACAGCAGCTAAGACAAAGCTTATTGAATGACGGCTGATTAAGCTTTTTTCATTCTCATTACTGCTACTGCCATAGCTGCAGATTCTAGCATTCTTTCTAAAGTTTTTGCTGTCATAATTGGTGCTTTAGCTCCCGCCTCTTTTCCTATAGCTTTTAGGGATTCAGTCACGGCATAGCTTCCCTCATGTGCTGCTTTAGCCACTCCCTTTATTGATCTAATGCTAGAAACACTTCCCATTGGAGCGTTTTCTCTTCCAAGTTCTATCGCTTGCCTAACTGATCCTTGCATAAATCCGCCAAGTGTTTTAGCAACTATTGTTTTATCTGGACTTGTTGTGTGCGTTGCTGTTAACATTGTTGCATTTAAGCCTCCAGCATGTTCTACTTCTTCTCGAATCATTGACATAAATCTTACTCCATGTTCATCAAAAGCTTTTACATTTGATCGAACACCATCTATCAATGTAGAAGCAGCGTGTTGTTCCATTCCTTCTGGTGCGGCCAGATGAGCAAGATAAGCAGCTTGCGCTCTAGCCTCACTAACGGTAGCAACTCTTTGCATAACTTTAGCTCTTCCTAACTCATCAAGAGTACTCCATTCTGGATGTTTTGAAAGAACCGAAAGAGCACTATCGTGAAACAGTTCAAGACCATGAAGCCCGTTAGTTGGTATGGCTCTTTGAGGTATATCATTAATTCCATCAATATAACCAACAAAAGGCTTTGAGTATACCCCCGAAATAACTCCTCTATAATGATAGGCACTTGAAAGATCAATTTCACCTGCTTGCATAGCTGCCATCCAAGGTTCGCTATCTTGTGGTCTGGTCATTGGTTTTAGAAAAGACGGTACATCTCCTCTCATGGCTCTTCCAACGAAGTTGAAGGTGTCAGCTCTAGCTTCTTCTATTGCATTTTGCCTTAATCTAGTCCCCAATGTTTCTCCAAGATAATCGGCTACAGTATTTATAGGCGTCGTTCGACCAACTAACAGTGTACTGTCTGGGACCATATCGCCACTAAGGTGCTCTAAAAGTAATTGCTGCCTGTGGTATAGTTGACTTTCATCGAGTGGTGCCCTACCAGCAAGGGAAGAAACCGCATGTCCTAATTCATGAAATGTAGTGTCCACTAAACGTATTGCCTTAGTTCTTGCGTTTTGAGACATACGATTTTTTGGACTAATATGTATAAAGTTCTCTATCTGAGAGAGTCCATAAGTTTCTCGATTGGCACTCGATAACTCTGGGAGATTTTCAATTCTAGATACTTCATCTATATTTTTTATAATCTGTGAATCGGTTTGCAAGCCGATTTTAAAATGATGACCACCACCATCAGCACGTAATTCAAGATGTGAAGGAAAATTAGCCTTTTTTATTACTTTATTGTCGGCAATGTATATTGGAGTCTTTCTAATTACATCTGCGCCAGATACAGCTTGAGGATTTAAATGACCATCTTGCGGATCAAGCCAAAATGTATAATGACCAAATCCTGAATCTTCTAGCAGCTGCTGTACTTCTTTGGGAACATCGCCCATACCATCATCTTTAAATTGTTTAATTGCGCTTTTGCCAAAGTTAAAAGTAAGATTTGGAGTAGGGGGGGGCAATAAAGGATCTATAGCAGTTCCGTTATTAATTCTGAGTCTTGATTTTATAACAGGAGGAGTAACCTTTATTGTTGATCTTTTTCCTCTATTAAAAATGCCCATAAAAAATCCTTTTGCAAAATGCTTATTATTATAGTACTATTAGATTGTCCATAAGGAGATCAAATTGCAAAATTATTGGCTTTCAAATATAGGTTTTCAAAAGAGCTTGAACAAGGCTATTCAAGAAGCCGTTAAAAAATCTGTTCCCGAAGATGGTGAAGACGACTCTGCCGAACCACCTTATTATCATCCAGCCGAAAAAGAATTTATATCAGCGATGGATCGCATTGCTCGTAAATACGGGAAATTGGAAGACTACGATAATAAAGGGATATGGGTTGGTTACAAATCTGAAGCCGAAAACGAGAATTACTCAATAGGTATCAGATGCGAGAATTGCGCCCACTATGTATCGGAGAAGGTGTGCATGATCGTAAAAAAGGCAATTGAACCAGGTGGCTATTGTCGCTTTGCGGCTATCCCTTCGGAAAAAGTAAATACTCAAGATGAAGAATAAGCAAACAATATGGAACAGCAAGATAGTGATTTAGGGCCTATTGACAAAGATGACATCCAAATTTTGTCAAAACGTAATCAAAAAAGATTTAATAAATTACTGCCTCAAATAGAACAAAGAATTATAAATCTTAAAAATGAAAATCAACTTTTAACAGAGGAAATAGCTGCTGTTAAAACTCCAGAAGTTATTGAAAATAAAATTATTATATCTGATTATGATAAAGCCCATAAAGAATATTTAAAAGCTCAGATAGATAGTGAAGAGACAGAAAAGCATCTTGCTCCACACTCATCTTCTGTTTCTGATTATGGTTCTGAGATAATCTGGTTTTCAGTTATTATTGGTTTAGTATTTGACTTCCTCTTATGGAAAGATATATTTGCCGGTAAATTTGGAGTCGATGCTTGGGCAGAAAGAGCAGAAAGAGCTTCTGCAATTATTCTTTCTTTCTCTTACGCTTTTGTATGTTCTCAATTAGGTGCATCTTATGCTATTAAAATGTCATCTAAAAAAAGATCCCAATCTGATAACTTAAAAGAGATTGAAGTATATAAAAAATCTACAGCTAAAGATACTTTGGGGATTAATGTTTTTTTGTTTTCTTTATTAACAATACTATCAACTGCAGCTAGGTTCACTGAAGATTCATTAGTATTTTCAGATAAATTTGTGCTATCCTTAGCTGCTACAAGTATCGGTTTGGTTATTTCCGCCATAGCTTATTGGTATACAGATGTATACGATCATTACATAAAAGCTGCAAAAAATAAAGAAACAAAAGCCAAGAAAAATTTTCAACGTTTAAATAAACAAATAAGGAAAAATGCTTATGATAAATAATATTAGAAAAACCATAGTAAGAGTAGCAGTTATGTCAGTTATGCTAGCTATCTTGTCTTACATTTTTTGGCCTCAAGCAAAAATATCTGATACTGTGCCTGATACTATACCTCAAGTAACTAGCACTCTAGCTATAATCGCAGATCCCCCATGCTTAGTCTTTTACCAGAAAGACAAAGATATACCAGTTTTTGATGAAACTGCATGTGTATCTACTTATGTCGATAAGTACAAAGCTGGATATTATTCAATCCTTAATGTGGTATGTAGATCATCTAGTGATGGTCAAAATATTAATAGAAACGACCTATCTGAAAAAAGAACAAAAGCTTTACAGTTTGCATTATTAGAAAAAGGTATAGCCTATACTGATATATCTACTAAATCCCTAGGAGACACATCGCCATACCCTGGAATAGACCCAGAAAGTGCCGATGGCAAGATATTAAATAGATCTTGTGAGATCACAGGTACTATAGAATAATGAGAGAAATAATAATTGCTGGCATAATTGGTGGCATATCTGGTTTTGTGACGGCTTCTTGGGCAACGCATACTCCATATTTTGTTCCTTTTGACTATTGGCAGTGGAAATCAAAACTATGGTTGCTCCAATGGAATCCCCATTGTAAAAATTTGAAAGATAAAAAATATCGTCAAAACAAAGCCTGGGAACTATCATTAGACAATAAAGCTATCAACAAACAGGGACAAGAAAAATGAAAGTATGGATTGACCAAGACCTATGTACTGGAGATGGACTATGCGCAGAAATAGCACCAGATGTGTTTACGATGATGCCCGATGGTTTAGCCTATGTACGAGAAGGCGACAAGATATTTGCCTCCTCTGTGGGAAACCCAGAAGGCGCAGCTGGTTTAGCATCTTTTTCAGACGATAGACTTGAAGATGTTATCGAATCCGCCGAGGAATGCCCCGGTGAATGCATCTTCATAGAACCATAAAGGAATATACTATGAATATTGAAAATTTTTATGATCCTGAAAAACCAGAAGAGTATGTCTATGATCCTGAACTGGTTAATTATGATCTATTCTTTAAAGACTTATGGGAAAAAGAAAATGAGTTTTTAAAGTCTGTTGGCGTTGAACCCGGAGTAAATTGATATTACTTGTTTAGGAGTATTCCTATTACTATAGGTTATATGACTTTGGGGGAATTATGAACAAAATAAAGAATATTTTGAATAGAATCATTGCGACTTTTGCCGCATCGGGTCTTGGCATAATAGGTGCTGGGGCAGTTGCTGGAGTACCTGTTTGGAAAGCCTGTTTTATGGCTGGAATCGCTGGCGTAGCAGTAGTAGTAGAGGGATTATCAAGAGAATTTCTTGACGATGGTATTCTTTCTGACGCAGAAATAAATGAAGTTTTTGATATAGTCGATAAAAAAGGTAAAAAATAATCAATGAAAAAACTATTATTAGTCACCCTGCTAATTCTAGGTACCACTTCTTGTGGCGATTCCTATCGATACAAATGCCAAAACCCAGATAATTTTGGCAAGCCTGAGTGCGTTCCACCAGCATGCCTAGCAGATAACTCGTGTACCTCGACTCTTCTCGGTTATGACCCTTTACTTCCAGAGCAAACAAATGAAACAGAATTAGTTCCAGACCCAACGCAGGACACTATCCCGTGCCCCTGCCCAACACAGGAGACCACAGCACCATGAGTAAGCGTTTAACCCCGGTAGAACTTGATGCCCGCCTAAAGTTTGTTATTGGATGTTTATTGGGAGTTGTTCTCCTAATGACAACTGGAGCAATACTCTACGCTCTCGTATTTGTTGCACAGCCGATTGGCGCACAGGCCGAGAACGACAAGATGTTCTTTGGCGTTCTTTCAAGCGTCGCCACATTTATCACTGGCACACTTGCTGGGTTGATGATTGCTACTGGCAAGGGTGGAAAAGATAATGACGGTAACGGAATTCCTGACGATCAGGAATAAACCTAAGAATACTTTATACTGCGCCATTCTTCTACTTTCCAAAAAGTAGTGGTAGCATAGCGCGTTCCGCTAGTAATATAGTTAACTCTATGTTGATAATTGGCCCCAGCAGGGAAATATATCAACATGCCAGCTTTTGGCTTAAAAGTCAAATCATACTGACTAAAATATAATTCTCCACCTTCAAAGTCTTCGTTATAATACAGAGAAGTGCTTAGATCTCTCCATGAGGCACAAACTTTATCTGCATGTTCTTCTAAATTCTCACCAGTTTTAAACTTAGTTAAATCGGCTATTTCAGATAGAGCAACTTTGCAATCAAAAGCTTCTTCAAGAAGCAAGGCTGCCTTATCGCGATAGCTTCTTACCATGGGCAAAATCTCTTTATCAGGGCTAAATTCTAAAGTTTCGTAAGGAAATTCATGAATTGCTCCTGAAGTGAATATACCTGATTGTATATAATCATTTATTTTCAGTAGATCTTCTGAAGAGATAAAATTTTCATAAACATATATGTTCTTAAAGTCTTCTGTTTCTACCATTACATCTTCGTAGCCATCGTATGTGTAACTGTGTGAAGGATTTTTAATTAAGACCATATTTATATAATATCACATTTCTTTTTAAAATCTCTATATAGGGTAAAATTGGAAAAAAATTTCGAGGCCCTTTTCTGTTTTAGAACTTTTTTACCTGGCTGGAGATTATTTAGCTAAATTATATATGTCCAGTAACATGTCTTCTAATTCTCGATGGGTAAATAATTCCCTATTTTGTTTTGTCATTTCAGCTAGTAAAAATTCCACAGAGGTTTTAATACTAGCTAATTTGACATCCTCTTTATCAAGCAGGAGTCTGCTCATAATTAGTCCTCGTCATTTTTAAGTAACTGATGTGCGTAGTGTACCACACAGGCAGTTATTGTTGAAGCTAAAGCAATCGTTTGGGTTGTTCCAGAAAGTGTGTAGTAAACAACTACGCTACCTGCAAATGTAAATGCAAGACCAGCAGTTATATCCCATAATTTCTTACCAAAACCTAACCAATTAAATTCTTTCATCTCTATACCCTCCTTGATTTTATATTTAAATATACTATTTTTTGTAAAATTACTATCTTCGTCATCTCCTGGGCCGGCGATCTCTCCAGCCATTTCTTCTTCTTCATTCTTTTTAGCTACGTTGTTATTAGTACCACTAGGACCGTTAGAGTTCCCTCCTCCAGAATTGCCTCCAGAGCCTCCAGGACCGCCTGTAGCAGCTCCAGCTGCCGTTATTGCAGCAACAGCTGTAGTGGCAGCTATAAGCGTTCTACGGGCTCCTACGTCAACTTGGGAGCCAAGGGCAACATAGTCATCAAAGCCTTCACCGTAGATGTCAACCTCTTCTTCAAGGGATTCTTTAATATCGTCTGGTGCATTAGTAAGAGCTTCTGCCAATTGGGCTTCTTGCTCTGGCGTTACGTTTGTCACATCTAAAGCAGCAAACACTTCCGTAGCTTGATCTGGGGTTATGCTTTCCAGAACCTTAGGACTTGCAGACAGCTCAGCTGATTGACCTGGATCAATGCCACCCTCTTGACCCGTGATCAAGTCAACGACTTGTGATACTTGATCATTTGTAATTGTGTCTGACTCCAACACATTTACGATGACACCGACTGATTCAGCATTAAGTTCATTGCCCAAAACGGCGGTAAAGGTTTCAATCAAAACCTCGTTGCTTACTTCTTCATCAAAGACCGCACCAAGAACAGTGTTCAACAACTCTGAAGTGAGTTCGTCCTTCAAAACATCGACGATGAGGTCAATGGTTTCTTTGTCTGAGAGGTCAGCATCAAACACGTTGTTAAATACTGCTTCTGCTTCCGACTTGCTCAGAGTTGTTTCAAGCAATTCGCCAAGTACAGCTTTGGTGTCCTCAGCAGAAATGTCTTCGTCAAACACTGCACTCATAACTTTGGAAACATCTGCACCACTTGCCGGACCATCAAAGATTGAACTGAGTGCAGAAACCATTGCTTCAGGGGGTGTTGTTTTTGAGAATGCGGCATCAAGAACTTTGTCAAACTCTTTATCGCTAAGGTCGGTATTGAGTATTGTTGTCAGTGCTTCGGTAAATACAACTGCCGAAACATTTTTGGTAAACACGGCTTCCAAAACATTGTCAAGTTGTTTATCGGTAAGTTCTGCCTTGAGAAGCGTGTCAAGTACGGCACCAACTTCAGCAACAGTGACTTTAGCGCCAGGCGTAAACGTATTTTCAAGAATGTTATCT